ATGCTGGCGCGCTCACGCGGCCCGAGCCGGGCCGGAACTGGATGCTGTCGGCCAAGTTGACCCGAGAGGCCGCGTCCGGCCCCTGGAAGTCCGGGCTGCCGCCAGCTTGCGAGAGGCGGCTCCCGGCGCTGAGCAGGGTCGAACCGGCCTGGAGGAAGCCGCCGATGCGCTGCGTGCTGGCGCGCTGCTGGGCAAGCTGGTTGGCCGTCTGCCCGAACGCCACACGCTGGCGGGCGCTCTCGCGCTGGTTCTCCGCGGTCTGCTGGCGGTTGCGCGCCTGGATGCGCGAGCGCCGCTCCTGGTTGGCGCCGAGGAAGCGGACGCTGGTGATGTCGCGCCGGGCACGCTCGCGCGTCTCGCGCTGGATGGCGCTCAAGCTGCCGCCGGGGCCGATGGCGATGCCCGCCCCGGCAGCCGCCGCCGTCTGCGAGGCCAGGGTGCGCTGGAGCTGCTCCTGGCGCGCGGCCACGCGCTGACGCGCCTGGATTTCCGCCACCTGCGCGTTGCGCAGCGACTCCTCGGCCCGGTCTTCGGAAATCTCGGCCTGGGCGCGCGTCTGCTCGGCCTGGAACTCCGCGCGCGCCTGGCGCGCTTGTCCCTGTGCCTCCAGGGCGTCCGCCTGGGCCTGCGACTGCATGATCGCAGAGCCTGCCGAGACAGCCGTGCTGGCCGCGGCAAAGGCGACTGAAGCTCCCATTCTACACCTCCATCTCGACGTTGAGGCCCAGGAGCGTCATGGGCAGCGGCACGGTCTGCGTGATCCGCACCGTGCCCTCGTCGTCCCAGCCCAGCAGGCGGAAGTCCTGGCGCCCCGTGATGGCGGGCGGCTCCAGGGAGAGGTCGTCCGTCACGTCGCGGATGTTGAGCGTGGCGCTGCGGTCCCCCTGCGTGACCCGCAGGTTGAGCGTGTTGTCGAGCACCGCCGACACCTTCACGATCCGGCGCTTCTCGCCCACGCTCGCGCCCTCGCTGGGCAGTTGCAGCTCCGGCGGCAGGGTGAGGATGTCCACCTGGTAGGTGACGCCCATCTGCACCTGCTCGACCTGCTTGGCGAGCGTCACCTCGCCGCTGCCGTCGGCGTCGAACTCCCCCATGAAGAAGTTGCCGCTCGTCACATGGACGTGGGTGTTCGCCAGATGCGCGGCGCTCCAGGTGTCGGTGGCCGTGCCGCTGTTGAGGCGCACGGCCATGTCCATCGTCATGTCGTTGTCGAAGACTTCGAGGAAGAGCCTGTCGCCGTTGCCGTCGAGGTTGCGGCGGGTGACGGTGAACACCCGGTCGGCCACCGCCGCCACGGCCTCGAACGACCCCTGCGTCTCCCACAGCGTCCAGGCCGTCGTCTCCTCGGCGCGGTTGGAGAGGAACACGGCCATCGTGCCGTCACCGTTGACCAGGTAGGCATACTGCTCGGGCTGCCCCTCCTGCTCCAGCGTCACGTCCATGTCGATGGGATCGAAGATCAGGTGCTGGGAAAGCAGCGACACCACATCGCTGGAGTACGCCTGCTCGATGCGCGAGAAGATGAACTCGCGCACCGTTGCCTTGGACTTGGGGATGAAGAGCACCGCGCCGTCGAACTCCTTGGGCTCGACCATCGAACTGCCCAAGGGGGTCTGCTTGATGAAGCGCGTGTTGCTCGGCGTCAGCGGGCGGCCTTCGCCCGTGGGGATATACAGCTCCATCTCCGAGGTGAAGACCTGGAGGTGGCGCAGCGAGGTGATCGCGCGGATTTCCGCGATGCGGCTTTCCGCCAGCGTCACCGCGATGCCGTCGTCGTCCTCGCCCGTGCCGTCGTCGAAGTTGAAGAAGGCCGCGGGCTTGGACATGAACAGCCCGTTGGGCAAGTCCTTGGACGCCGCGAAGATCAGCCGCTGGGAGTGGAAGTAGGGCACGCGCGGCCAGCCGTGGATGCTGGAGTACGCCTGCTCCTCCCAATCCGTCGTGGGGCCGTTGTCGGGCTTCATCTTGAGGCGCATGTTGTCCAGCGCCCCGTCCCAGTCCACGTCCGCGGAGAACGTCAGGTCGCCCTCAACGGCCTGCGTGGTGAACTCGAACTCCTGCGCGCCGTTCGTGCCACCGCTAACCGTGCCGATCACCTTGTCGTCGTACTTGACCGTCAGCGTCCCGGCACTGCTGTCGCTCACGTCGAAGGTGAGCACGTAGTCCTGCTGGAGCACCGGCTTGATGACCTGGCGTAGCTCGAAGGCCGTCTTGGGCTGCGTGAACGCGCGCCCGCCCGTGACGGTCCACGCGCCCTTCTGTATCCAGAAGTCGTCGCCGTCGAAGCCGCTCTCGTTGACGAAGTTCGTCCCCGAGCCGCCCTCCTGCAACTTCACGTCGTCGATCTCGCCGTCGAAGTCGGACGAGGCCACGAAGGTCAGGAAGTCGTTGTCCGTCTCGGGCGTGAAGGTCGGCGTGTGCGTGACGTTGCCCGTCAGGTTCGTCGCGATGGTCTGCGCCCCGTAGGTGATCTCGATGATCTCGCCCTGGGTGCGGCTGCTCATCGTGAAGGTGAGCGTGTGGCTGTTGCCCGTGTTCGCGAGCGTCACATTCTGGCTGAGCGAGGAGCCCTTGTTCTCCTCGGGCCGGGCCTTGCCCGCGCCGACGCGCCAGCCGGGGCCGACCACCCAGAACTCGTCGTTGTCGAAGCTCTCGTCGGCGATCAGGTTGACGCCGTTGTCCTCTTCACGGCGCAGCGGGTCGAGGATCGTGCCCGTGGCGGTGCTGCCGTCCGTCACGCTGTCGATCTTGATCTGGCGGCCCTTGTGGCGGACGATCTGGCCGACATGGCCGCTCTCGAAGATCGGGTCGTCGTTGCCCTTGATCGTCAGCGTGGCCGTCTCGCCCTCCTCGACGGCATCGGCCCCCAGGGTGACGCCCGGCGCCGCGTACTTGTGGTAGGGCTGGAACACCTTGGCGCTGTCGTCGTCCTCCTCAAAGGCGAAGGGCGAGACGGAAAAGGTGTTGGCGCCCACGCGCACGATGCGCTGGGGCGGCATGTCCTGGTGGCAGGCGATCATCGTGTCGCCGTTTTGGGCCACGCGCAGGTTCGCCACCTTGGCCGCCGTGTCCCACGGCATCCCGGTCATGCTCGTGGCCTTGCTGGTGTCGCGGAAGTAGACATCCAGCTTGCCGGGCCGAAAGATGAACAGGTAGCTCTGGTCGTCGTTGAAAGCGAACTCCTCCAGGCGCACCTCCTCGGGCGACCCCAGCTCGTCGATGTAGGCGAGGCCGGGGCGCCGGGTGGCGCCGCCCTGGATCAAGAGGCGCGCGTTGCGCAGCTCCTGCGCCCCGTTCTGGTAGGCGCCTGACTCCACGCGCGCGGCCATGAGCGGGGTGAGCGCGCCGCCCGAGAAGTTGGTCTGGAACCGCCGGATGAGCGCCATCACTTGGGCTCCGCGTTCGGCCCCAGCCCGCGCAGGCGGGCAGAGGTGAGGCGGCTGGTGCGCATCTTGAGGCGCGGCGGCGAGCGCCCGTCATTGGCCTCGGTGCGCGCCTTGGCGAGCTGGCGCTCGGCCTTCTGGTCCATCTGCCCGGCGGCCTGGGCCGATCCGCCGATGGCCCCCACCATCTCACTGGCAAGGCGGTAGGCCACATACCAGCGAAAGCCCGGATACCATTCGCTCTCGGGCACGTCTGCCTTGTACTCCAGGGCCACGGTGGCCGTGTCCGGCTCGCCGGCGTAGGCGCTCAAGTCCACGAGAATGTGGTCGCGCTCCGCCGTGAAGTCGGCGTGGTGGCCGTTGATCCACGCGCGGAAGGGCGTGAGCATGTCCTCGGGCGCGGTGTAGGCCGCATCGCGCTGGCGGTACGAGGTGAAGGTGTCGTCGCGCGTCAGCTCGGCCTGCTTCATGGCGAAGGGCCAGTCGTGCGCAGCCAGCCCCTGCTTGCGGATTTCGTCGTAGACGCCGTTGGCGATGATGGCCTCGACGGCGTTCTGACTGACCTGCGTGACCGGCAGCGCCCCGATGAGCGAGAGCGCCTGGTTGACCAGATCATCGCTCACCCACGGCGAGATGCGCCCTTTGTCGTCGCGCAGCCGGGCCGTCTCGAACTGCTGGGCCGCCTTGTTCTGCCACAGCTCGATCTCCTCGGCCTTGCGCGTGATCGTCGAGGCGAACTCGGATGCAAGCCGGTAGATCACATAGAGCCGGAAGGCGGGCAGCCAGCGATCCTCGGCGGGCCGGAACTGGTACTCCAGCACCACGTCGTCGTCGATCCCGGCGTTGCAGAGCACGCGGTCCTCGGAGACATCGAACGCCGAGATGGAGCCGTTGACCCAAAGGCGCATGTAGCTGACGGGCCGCGGGCTCGTGGGCGCCTGGTAGGCGGCGGCAAACTGCGCCTTGGGTTTGTCCGCGAGGCGGTTGTTGTTGAGGCTGATCTTGCCGGTGGCGAAGGACCAGTCGTGCTTGGACAGCGAGTCCAGCACGATGTCCTCGTAAATCTGGTTGGCGACGACCGCCTCGGCGCTCGTGTCCTGAAACGAGGTGATCGGCAGCGCCCCGATCAGGACGAGCGCTTTGTTCGTCACCTCGATGGGCGTGATGCGCTCTGCCACGTCGCCTCCTCAAGCAAATGAGCCGGGACCGCGCTGGCGATCCCGGCCCATGTGCAGCCAACCGGACAATGCACCGCGGTCAGACCGCGGCGGTCGTCACCGTGCCGTTGGCCCGGTCCACGCTTGTCACCATCTGCTGGATCGCCCCGTCCGAGGCCCGGATGAAGATGATGTCGCCGACATCCAGGCTGTCCTCGAAGGGGTTGAAGTACCCCGAGCCGTTGATGGTGGTCTTGTTGTCGCCGGTGTTGGTGTAGTGCCACCGGCTCACCCCGGCCTCGTAGGCCATGTGCTTCATGCCGGAGCTGTCGAAGGCCATCAGCTACCCCCTTAGTCCTGAATGTCCATCGACACGCAGCCCTCTTCGTCGATCAGGACCGCGTTCATCTGCATCTTGTTCAGGACGAACGTGGAGTCCCGGTCGTTGTGGTACTGCATGTTGGACTCGACATCCTGGCCGATGGCGTGGGCCAGGGCGTTGCGGTGGTAGGCGAACGCCGTGTGCTGGCCGCTCGTCGGCACCGGCAGGCCCGAGTGCGGGAACCACATGAAGCCGAGCCACCGCTTGGCCGTCATGCCCGCGGGGAAGGGGAGCTGGTCCTGCCCCACGAAGTCCGCGCGCGTGAACTCCGTGATCTGCATGAGCTGGGACCAGTGCTCCCAGGCCACGACCGCCTGACGCTGGCCGTCGTCCGGCACCTCGTTGTTGCCGAACTTCTCCATGAGCTGGAGGGCGAACGCGAGGTCGATGTTCGCGCTGGTGCTGTCCTGGGTCGTGGAGGTGGTGTTCATGGCGTCGGTGATCTGCTGGTCGGTCTTGCGACCGAGCGCGGCAGCACCGGACTCCTGGGCCACCAGCATCTCGTCGTGGTTGATGCGCAGGGTGTCGAGGTCGTCCACCCATTCGCCCGCGAACCAGTCCTCGACCACGACGGAGACGGTGTCGTGCGAGACGTTCATGGGCGTGACCTGGCCGTGCCGGTCCTTCTGCGTGGCCTCGCCCTTGCCCATCTTCTGGAAGGTCGTCTTGTTCTGGACACCATCGCGGGTGCGGATGGTGTTGCGCAGCTTCGAGCCCATCCGCTGGTACGCAAGATGGACCCCCTGCTCGAACTCCTCGACAAACGCCGTGTCGATACTCGGCTGGGCCATCCAAGGCTCCCTCGATCTGCGTTACCGTGGAAGCCGGTTCATCCCTGCGTGGGCCAGCGGATTGGTCCCGAAGCCGGGGTCCGCGTGGTGCGCCAGCCAGGGGCCGGGCGTGTCAGGCGGAGCTTGCGTGTGGCCTTGATGCCACACCATGCACTCCAGACAAGGAGTAGCTCGATATAGCGCAGCGCCCGCTTGCGTCATTCAGCGAATGGTAGCAGAGCGCGCACGATGGAGCGAAAGAGGTGGTCCTTCGCCCGTTGGTGCGCTGGCAATTCTTCATATGGCACAAGGCACGGATGCGTCTTGGCGTCCGTGTCTTTCGTCTCGCCATAACGCCAACCAGCGGCCTGCTTCTCGCGCATCCAGTTATTGTGTGAGTCCGATGGATCAGCGCCTGGGTGGTCTCGATGGAAGATTACGCCGTTGATGGCGCTCTGGCGCTGCCACTCCGGCGCGTCCTCCCACACTGGCTGCGAGAAATCGCCATGCTGGCGACAGAACTCCCGGTTCGCCTCGTGGGCGACGGCAGCGATACGCTCGGTGAGCATGATTGGGCCCCCTGACTCGATTTAGCGGCCACCGCGGGCGCGCTGCTGGGCCAGCTTCTGGTAGCCGTTGCGCACCTTCTGCACCACGGCCTTGTCGCCGCGGCGGTATTCCTCGCTGGCCTGGAGCTTCTTGAGGTCGTCCATCGTGACGCCTTCCTGCACCTCGCCGTCCTGGGTGGTCTGGAACTTGGGCTCGCCCGACAGCTCCATCATCTCCTCGAACAGCGCCACGGTGTCGGCGTTCACCGCCAGGGTCTGCATCTGCTGCTGCGCGTTCTCGGAGAGGTGCGTCTGCATCCACCGCTCGACGCGCTCCACGCGCTGCGGGCCGTAGTCGCCCAGGCGCTGCACCTCCTGCTCCACGTCGGGTAGCGACTGCACCTGGGCCTTCACGTAGGTCTGGAACAGCTCGTTGAACTGCTCGTTACTCAGCCCGACATCGTGCGCCTTCTGCTTGAACTCTTGGAGGATCGGGTCGTTGTCGTCGATGTTGACCTCGGACCCTTCGGGCAGGATGTCCTGCGGCACATCGGGCTGGTAGCGATCCGGGCTCTCGGGGACGTTCGCGCGCTGCTCCTGCTGGAGTTCCTGGGCCACCTCTTTCTTGAGGTCGTCCTTGCGCGTGAAAATCTTGTTCTCGGCCTGGCGGTAGGACTCCGACAGGGCCTTGCCCATGCCCTCGTAGTCCAGCGAGCCGTCCTCACCCATGAACTGGCTGCCGTCACCGAACAGCTTGTCCGGCATCCAGTCGGGCTTGGTCGGCTGCTGGGGCTGCTTGCCCTCTGAACGCTGCTCGCCCTTGCCGGAGGGCTGCTGCGTGCGCTCGGCCTGCTGCTGGCCGCCGTCCGCGGGCGGCTGCGTGTTCGCCGGGCCGGGCTGGCCGCCCTGGGCCTCGCCGCCGCCCTCGGCGGGTGCGGCGCCGCCCTCGCCGTCCGGGGCCAGCGCGATCCTACTCGCCAGTGTTAGGTTGCGCATCCATGTGAGCATGGTCGCTCCTCTGTGCTTTTTGCCTGCGCTCCTCGATCACGCCGACGAGCCACCGGGCGCCCTCCATGTGGCGCAGGTGGGCGTCGCTTGCCTCGGGCGGGAGCGGACGGTTGAGGGTGATGTTCTTGAGGTAGTTGAGCAGCTCCTGGCCGTCGCCCGTCGCGAACACCCGCAGCGCCAGCGCGTTGAGCTTGCGCTCCACCTCTGGCGACCAGTGGTGCCCGTCCGGGCCGCGCTCGGCCTGCTCACCCCGGCGTTGCGTTTGCGTTGGCAATGGGCACGTCCCCCGCGCTCTGTCGGCTCAGGCCGCCGCCCTCGTCTTGGGCCTGCTGGGCGGCCTGCTGGATGACTTGCTGCACCTCGTCCTCGCTGCGCAGCAGGTGCGCCGGGATGCCGAACTTCTGCGCCAGCCACCGCGCGGCATCGGTCTGGCGCACCATCGCCAGCCCGGCCTGGCCGAAGCTCCCCTGGAGCGCCTGCTGGAAGCGCAGGTAGTCGCTCACGTCCTGCATGTTCTGCGCGCGCAGGAGCGGCGAGGTGGGCGTGACCGTGATCTCGCGCCCGTCCACGTTGGGCAGGTCGATCATGCCTTGCTGGCGGAAGATGTGGACGATGCGGCGCACGAGGCGGATCATGAACTCGCTCTGGAGGCGCCCGGCGATGGCGCCCATGTCGCGCGCCGTGTCCGCCGTGCGCTCGGCCACCTCGGTCGCGGAGAGCGGCGTCTTGCCCGTCGTCTCCAGCTCGTCCACGAACAGCGCCTTGCGGATGTTGCGGCGCTGCTCCTCAAGGATGATCTGGCCCACGTCGAACTGCGCCGCCGACTGGAGCGGCGCCACCTCGCTGCCCTGGGCCTTGGGGAGAAACGTGCCGGGCTCGATGCTCACCTGGTCGGGGTTGAACACCCCATCGTCGTCGTAGGTCCACAGCCCGCCAATCGCCATCTCCGCGTTCTGGAGGATCAGCTCCATGACGAGGTTGGTGGTCTTGATCGCGGGCAGGGCCATCAAAAGCGGGCCGCGGCCATAGACCTCGTTCGCGGCCTTCGACCAGCGGAACGTGACCCACGGCAGCGACCCGTCCCCCCGAACATCGCTCTTGAGGATGGTTTCGCTGAACTCTTCCACGATCACGCGGAAGGTGTAGGCTTCGGTCTGGCGGTTGCTGAAATCGCGCTCGGTGGCCTCGACCACCGTGATCTTGCGCTCGGGGTTGTCCTGAACGTCGCGCTCAAGCTCCTGGCTCAGCTTGGCGCCAGGCCACATGTGCTTGAGGTCTTTCACGCGCAGCGGGCGCGAGCGGAACCACGCCTCGGGGAAGTCGCCCGGCCCCTCGATGAGCGACACCTGCGTCAGCGGCACGCTCTGAAACACCAGATCGCCGGGGAACTCGCCCGGCTCCACCAGCAGGTTGCCGGTGCCGATGGTGAGGTCTTGGAACGCCTCGTGGACCTCGGCGACGAAGTTGGACTGGCGCAGCGCCATGTGGATCATGTCGGTGATCTGATCCAACTGCGACTGCGTTTCCTGGGTGCGCTCGCTCTCGGGCAAGCGCGGCCCCGGCTCCAGACGGAAGGCCCGGCCATCGGGCGGGAAAAAGCCGACCTGGAGGCGCGAGGCAAAGCGCGGCACACCCGTCACCGCCGTCTCGTCGAAGATGCGGCTGGCGCGCGTGTCCCCGCGCGAGGCGTCATCGTCGTCGTGAAAGCCCTGGCGGTTGGGCAGGGCGTAGTCCATCGCGTCCTGCCAAAGATCGCGCCACTGATCGCGCCGCCCCTTCGCGCGCCGGTACCGATGGAGGGCCTCGCGCGTGGCGTTGTCCGTGGCGGAACTCCCGCTGCCCGTGGGGCTCGCATCGCTCATTGAAGCAACCTGTTTCGACGCTTCTTGTCGTCGTCGTCGTCGCCGTCGCCGAAGCCGGAGAAACCGTTGGAGAGCAGCGACCGCCGCCCGCGCTTGCCGCTGCGCGCCGCGGCCTGGGCCTGCTCGGTGGTCTCGGCGCGCTCACGCGCCTGCTCCTCGGCCTGCGCCCGCGCGCGGGCCTGCTTGGTGTTGGTGCGCTGCTCGGCGGCCTGGCGCTGGCGCTTGCGGCTGCGCTTGGCCTGCACCTCCTGCGCCGTCTTGGCCTCCGGCGGCGCGGGGTCAGGCGGCTTGGGCGGATCGGGCGCGAACTTACCCACGGCCATCCTCCATCGTCAGAACCATCGTGGCCCCGGCGGGGCGGAAGCCCTGCTTGGCGAGCAGGTTCTCGAACTGCTTGTCGGCGCCGATGGCCGCCGTGGCGGTGGCGAACACCGCCTGCACACCTTCGGTGCGCGCCCAGGTGACGATGCCGTCCGCGAGCGCGCGGCCAGCCCGCGTCCCCCGCGCCCAGGGCAGGATGTAGAACTTGGCGACGAAGCACACAGGCTCGGCGACAAAGTCCTGGGCCGCGACCACGAGCGCCACGCCCGCCAGGTCGTCGCCGTCGAACACCCCGAGCACATCGGCGCTGTCGCTCTCGATGTACCGCTCGAACTGCGCCCGCGACGCCGCCTCGTCGTAGCTCCATCCCCAACCGCTCTCCGCGATGAAGCGTTGGGCCACATCGAGCAGCGCAGTCAGGTCGCTGTGGTCGAGGGTGATGACATCAAGCATTGCGCGCGACGATCCGCTTGGCGCCGCGGCGCTGCAATGCACTGCGAAGCTGCTTCGGCGTGAACGCCCAGCCCTTGAGCCCCAGGAGGTGCTTGACCGCCGTGGCGCAGGTGGCGGGGCCGCGCACCACCGCGTTGACCTCGCGCCGCCGGGTGAGCCACCACGCTTCGCCGCCGCGCGCCTCCACGTCGTTGAGGATGGCATCGACCTGGTCGGTGTCGGCCAGCCACAGGTCCACCCCGTAGCGGTTCCACTCGTAGACGATCCAGACGCCGAACTGCATGTCCTTGGTGATGGCGAAGGCGTGCCGGTAGCCGGGGCGCGTGAACCAGCGCCACCACACCGGGCCGCAGTCGCAAAAGCAGACGATCCACATCCTCATAGCGGGCCGGGCCTCGCTTTGCGGCGGCCAAAGGGGTTCCAGCCAACGTTGGCCTTGGTCGGCTTGGCCGCCTGGGTGCGCCCCGTGGTCACGCGCTTGCCTTCGCCGCCCGCGACGATGGCGTACTGCAAGGCGTCGTGGGGGTGGGAAAAGCGGTTCTTGCTCGGGCGGTCCTCGTAGCGTTCGGAACTCGTTTGCAGGCGACGGTAATGGTAGCCGCCGTCGAACCCCGAGATCAGGGTCTGGCAGTGCGGGTTGACGATGAGCGCGGGGCGGCCATCCACCATGCGGTTGAGCAGCGTCTCGATGGACTCGATGCGCACCTCGGGGTCGTTGGTGGGCGCGGGCGTGGCATGGACGCCGTTGGCGCGCAGGATCATGAAAGGGGTCTGGTCGTCTGTTTGGGCCTGCGCGTTGCCTGCCGGGTCGCCGTAGTGCATGAGCGTCCGGTCAGCCCAGCCCTTCTGCGCGATCTCGCGCTTGACCAGCTCGGCAAAGCGCGTCGCGCCCATGTTGTCCGCCTCCAGCTCGTGCAGCACGACCCACTGCCCGCCGGGGAACTGCTGGCAGAACACAATGGCCGGGGTGCGCCCGAAGTCGATGCCCGTGATGATCGGCAGGCGCGGATCGGCGTCGATATGCTCGCGCGCAACATGCGTTTCGCGCCGGAACGTCGGGTAGACCGGCTTCCCCTCGACGATGGTTTCGTAGCGGTTGAGGACGTAGCAGTTGATCCACGCGCGCGACTTGCCGGTGATGATGCGCGGGTAGTAGTCGCGGTCCAAGTTCTTGAGGTTTTCGGCCTCCTCGTTGAGATCGTAGCCCACAAGGTCGCCGCGCTCGTCGATGTTCTCCAGCATCGCCGCGGGCTGGGTGTGAAAGGCCCACCCCTCTGGCTTCACCAGGTGCTTGCGCTCCTCGTGCGTGAGGTGCTCGGGGACCGGCACCTCGCCCGCCAGGATGCCCCACCAGTGGTCCTGGGCGGGGCTGTTCGTATCCATGATGACGCCGTACCAGCTCGGCCCGCCATCCGCTTGCGAGGGGTAGCGACCCACGCGCATCGTGCAGGCGTCCACGAGCTGCTTGTCGATCTCGCGCGCCTCGTTGATAAACACGCCCGTCAGCTCCAGGGAAAGCAGCTTCTTCATGTCCTGGGGCTTGTCGAGCGCCAGGAACATGACCTCAAGCTCGACGGTCGTGTTGTCGGGCAGCGCCACGTTGACGTGGTGGGTATAGGGCGGCGACCAGTTGAAAGTGCCCCATTCATCCGTGATCCAGTCCCGCCACGTCTTGATGGTCGTGGTTTTCAGCTCGGGATTTGTGTTGCGGATAACAGCCCAGCGCGACTTGCGGACACCCTTGGCGTTGGGCGCCTGCTGCATGGCCTTGCGCACGATCTCGATGCAGCAGGCCACCGACTTGCCCGAGCCAACTGGCCCGCGCAGGCCGCGCATGAAGGAACGGTCGCGCAGGAAGGCGCTCGTGACCGCGCCTGGGGAGGTCCAGTTAAGGCTCGCCGTCATCGTCGCCCCCGACCAGAGCGTCGCGGTCAGGCAGCGGCACAACCTCGCTTTCCGTCTCGATCCACACGCGCGCGCCGCAGCGCAGCGGCTTGTCGGGCGAGTAGACGATCTTGGACGGCCCGAGGATTTTCGCCTCGTGCGCGTAGGTGTTCGCGCGCTTGTTCTTGATCGAGATGACGGGTTCGCGCGCACCCGTCTTGTGGTTGTGCTTGATCTTGTGCTGGTTGATGTGAACGTAATTCTTCATGCGAGCTGGGCGTCCACGGCCTTCTTAATCATGGACTCCACGGTTTCGGGCAGACGCGAGGCGATGAAGGCGTCCACCTGGTACTCGGTGATCGTCTCTGGCGGCCAGTCGGCGGCCAGGAGGTGCTTGCGCACGACCTGGCGGAGCTTCTTGAGCCCCTCGGGGTCTTTGCGCGCATAGTATTCCAGGTAAGCCGCACCGGGGTTGGTGGGCTCGCCGATGATCGGCACGTCGTCTTGAATGGGGCCTGCCATGCGACCTCCTCAGCCGAGCAGGCGGCGACGGCGGGAGCCGCCGCCCTGACGGCCCGTACCGATGAGCGCACCACTGTTGCCGGTGTTGATCGACGGCAGCCGCGTCTGCTCGGAAGCGCCTCCGCCCTCTTGCAGGCGGATGCCGCCGGACGGCCCGGCGCCGCGGCCAAATCGGGCGCCGCTCGGCCCCTGCTGCTGTGGCAGGTTGATGTTCTCGCGCGTCTCGCCGCGGATCGCGCCGCCAACCTCGGCCTGGCGCTCGAAGGTGGCGCGGGAGTTGTCCACGGCGCGAACGTCGCCGCCGACGCGGGAGTTGTTCTGGAAAGTGCCGCGGGCGCTGTCCACGAGACGGACGTTCTGCGCGACCACGCCGCCACCCAGGTTCTCGAAGCGCGACTGGTCCTCGGCGTTCACGTTGCCGCCCACGCGGCCCGAGTTGGTGGCGCTGCTCTGCTGCTGGGTGTTCAGGTTGCCCTCGATGGTGCCCGCGTTGGACACCGTGGACTCGCCGCGGGCCGTCACGTTTCCGGTGATCGTGCCGCCGCCCTCGTTGGACAGCCGGGACTCGCCAAGCGTGGTGGCGTCGCCCTCGATGGAGCCCGTGTTGGCCGCCTGGGCCTGGCCGCGCGTGGTCAGGCTGCCGTCGAGCTGCGAGCGGTTGTTGAAGCGGGTGCCGCCGCCAACAGCCACATCACTGCCAAAGCCGGTTTCGTTGCTGATGGTGTTGACGTTGCCAACCGCGGTGCGCCCGCTCGGCGCCTCGAAGCTCTGGCCGGGGTTGATTTCCGTGTCTTCCCCGACCGTGAGGACATTGCTGTCCTTGGTCGGATCGACGTTGTGGATTTCCTCGAACGTCTCCAGCTCGTGCTGCGTTGCGGGGTCGCTCGGGTTCCGCGGCGTTACGCCGCCGCCACCGGACGTGTCGAACTGGTTGCTGACGGTGGCCCCGCCGCTGATGTTGCCGCTCTGGTCCGTGAGGAAAAAGCTCCGCGTCCCACGTTTCCGAACCAGAAAGCGACCGCCGTTGGCCTGGCTGCCCGACATCTGCACCCCTCGTGGTAGCTTCGTGCAGGCACGCAAAAAAGCGGCCCGGATGCCATGCACTCCGGGCCTTAGCGGTCGAAGCTGTCGGGGCCAGGGTCGGCGCGATGCGTGTGCGGCGCGCGGGCGCAGCCATCGCACCCCGGCTGATATTTCAGCATCTCGCGCCGGTCCCGCCACGCCTTGCACCATGTTGCATCACGGCCACACCCCCAGGTGCGGGGCGTGGCCGTGTCGGTCCAGCAGGCGGGCTTGTGGAAGTCGCGGTGCATCATCGGTTGGAGCCGCTGCCGCCGATGACGCCGCGCTCCATGCGGTCGGAGAGCTTGTCGAGGTTCTCCTGGG